AAGGCGCGCGAGCTCTGCTCGCGGCGGCGTTCGAGACGATCTATGGCACGCCGCCAGCCAGCGGTTATTTCAGGATGCCGTTCGCCAGCGCCAATCTGGGTTCCGAGCAGCCGCTGCTGGCATCAGAACTCCTGGGCTATGGCCGCGATCCATTGCCGCCGGTGCTCGATGTCATCACCGCGGACGGCGAGATCGTGGTGCCGATCGACACCCAAGCCTTCGGCCTGTGGCTGAAAGGTGCATTCGGGGCGCCGATCACCACCGGCACCGGCCCTTACACCCACGAATTCCGCTCAGGCTCGTGGTCGCTGCCCTCACTGGCCATCGAGATTGGTATGCCTGAGGTGCCGCATTTCGGGATGAATGCCGGCTGCGTGGTCAACACCCTGTCCTGGCAGATGCAGCGCTCGGGGCTGCTCACCGCGACGGTGGGGCTCATCGCGCAAGGCGAGAGCGTTGCCGCAGTAACCGCGGCGGGCACACCCACCGACTTTGCCCTCACCCGGTTCGGCCAGTTCCATGGTGCGGTGAAGCGCAATGGTGCGGCACTCGGCAATATCGTCTCGGCGCAAATTGCCTATTCCAACACCCTCGACCGCATCGAGACGCTCCGCGCCGATGGCAAGATTGACGGCGCCGATCCCTCGATTGCGTCCCTGACCGGCAGCATCGAGGTGCGCTTTGCCGATCAGACCCTGCTCAACCAGGCGGTGGCGGGGAGTGCAGCCGAGCTGGAGTTCTCCTTCGTCCGGTCGGCGGGGGAGAGTTTCACCTTTACCGCGCACGAGGTCTTTTTGCCGAAGCCCAAGCTGGCGGTGCAAGGGCCGCAAGGGGTGCAGGCCAGTTTCCAGTGGCAGGCGGCGCGCGATCCGTCGCTCTCCCGCATGTGCACCGCCGTCCTCATCAACGATGTCGCGAGCTACTGACATGATCCGCCTCAATCTCTCATCCGAAGCGCAATGGCTCGATCTTGGCCATGGGGTACGGGTCCGGGCTTTGCCGCTCACCTCCGCCATCCTGTTGAGCCTGAGAGGCGATCCGGCATTGGAGGGCGCGGACACCCGCTCCGGCCCCGAACAGGCGCTGCTCTTCGCCAAAGCGGTGGCGGCCCGCGTCATCGTGGCCTGGGAAGGGGTTGGCGATCAGGAGGGCAGGGATCTTCCCGTCACACCCGAAGCAGCGTCCGCACTGCTCGATCTGTTCCCGCTCTATCGCGCCTTCGAGGCCCAGTACATCGCCCCGTGGCTGACACTGGACGCGGAAAAAAACGTCTCCGCGCCCTCGCCGAATGGCACTTCGGCGGGGGCGCCTCCTACTGCTCTGCATGTCGGCGAAGCTGTCCCGACTGTCCCGCCCGCCTGAATGCGCCGGAATCGCTCGAAGGCTGGCAGGTCTGGGATCTGGTGCAGCGCCTGGGCGGACAGCTCCGTCTTGCACCCTCGGGCACCATCATCGGCTGGGACATGTCCGCAGCACTGAGCCTCGCGGCAGCCCTTGGCGTCGATCCCCTGATTGCCGCCGAACTGTTGCCGGTCATCGAAGCGGCCGCCATGCGCGGCCTCAATCAAACCCTGGTGAGCGCTGTGGAGAACGACCATGGCTGAGCGCAAGGTATCGGTGCGCCTGGCCGTCGTCGACGGCGGCCGGTTCAAGGCCGAGATGGCCGGACTGGGTGCCACCGGCAGCGCGGCGCTGACCAATTTGGGGGCGACCGCCGAAGGTGCGGGCAAGGGTGTTCACCTCACCACCCAGCAACTCGCCAGCCTGCAATTCCAGCTGCAGGACGTGATGGTCGGCCTGTCATCGGGCCAGAACCCGTTTACCGTCATGCTGCAGCAGGGTTCGCAGATCGTCCAGATGTTCAAGGGCGGGACTGGTATTCTCGGCGCCATCAAGGCGGTCGGCACCGGCCTCATCTCGTTTCTGACCAATCCGCTGAACCTGGCGCTGCTCGGCTTCGCCGCCGCCACCGCTGCGGCGGATGCGCTATTTTCGTCTGTCGCCGGCCCGGGAGAAGAGGCCAACAAGACCCTCGAAGATCAGCAAGCGGTGATCGGCAAGATTGCCGAGAAATATGGTGCGGCCCTTCCCCAGGTGAAGGCCTACGCCGACGCAATCGCCCGCGCCACGGAGCTCGCCGATCTGGCGGAGGGGCAGGGGGCCGCGCTGACCCGCGCCTGGTCGAACGCCACGACCATCTTCGATGCATCGCAGAACCAGATCCTGCAGATTTTCGCCGACCTGCAGATGCTCGGCGACATCGATACGCTGGCCCGGCTGCAGCATCAGGTGTGGGGGCTGGACGAGGCACTGCAACACCAGACGGCGACTGCTGAACAGGCCAAGCGCATCCAGGGCGCACTGCTGCAGTTGTTCCAGACCACCGGCATCCCGGCAACCGAGGCCCTGGCCCGCCGCTTCGGTTCGCTCGCTGCCGCCATTGCCGGGGCAACCGCCGAGGCCGGAGCGATTGCCCGGGAATTCGGTCAGAATATTCCGGCCTCCGGCGTGCTGGCGGCACTCGACACGGAACTGGCCAATCTCGGCAAGAGTGCCGAAGCCTTGCGCATCGAAAAGGAACTGCGCCAGGCCAATGTCGCGGCGGCCTCCGCCGAAGGCCAGGCGATCGCTGCCAAGGTTCGCCAGATCTTTGCCGAGCAGACGGCGCAAAAGGACGCCGCCGCGGCCGAGCGCGACGCGGCATCGGTCGCGCGGCAGGCCCGCCAGCAGGCCGCCCGCGAGGCCGCGCGCCAGCAACAATCCGTGCAAGAGCTGATCGCCAGCCTCAAGGAAGAGATCGCGATCGCCCAGACCTTCGATCCGGTGCACCAGGAATTGATCCGGCGCCGGGACCAACTGGCCGGCGCCACCGCCGCCGAGCGCGCCGAAATCGAAGCCCTCATCCGCCAGAAAATCACCTTGCACAACATCGAGACCATTGAGCGACCGGACCCCGGCCAGTTCGGCCCGGCGATCGATTACCTGCACGACTTCGTGAAGCAGGCGGGAACCGCGGGCGACCTCATCAAGGAGACGCTGAGCGGCGCCTTTGCTGCGGTGGGTGAAGCGGTGTCGCAGTTCGTCGAGACCGGCAAGGTCAAGTTCACGTCGCTGGTCACCGCGATCCTGGCCGATGTGGCAAGGCTGTCGCTGCAGCAGGCGCTGGCTCCCATCGCCACGCTGCTCGCCGGGGCCTTCGGTAGCATCGCGCCGTCCCAGGCGGGAGGCGGGCTCGGGGGCCTTCTCGCGAGCGTCTTTCATGACGGCGGCCTGGCGGGTGGGGCTTCGCCGCTCCGCCAGGTTCCGGTCTTCGCCTTCGCGGACGCGCCGCGCTTGCATGGCGGCGGCCTGTTCGCGCCCGATGAAATCCCCGCCATCCTGCAGCGCGGCGAGCGGGTGCTGAGCCGCCGCGAGACGCAAAACTACGACCGCAACCGGGGGACGCCGGCCGTGCAGATCATCGACCAGCGGGTCAATGCACCACCACTCCGTCAGGAACAGGGCTTGGACGGTTCGCTCCGCGTCATCGTCCGCGATGAGCTGCGCCGCTCCATTGCCCTGGGCGAGCAGGATGGCGCCATGGCCTCACGCTTCGCGGTCGCTCCCCGCAAGACGGTGCGCTGATGCCGGCGTTTCCCGCATCCTTGCCGAAGCCGTGGCGGGGCAGCGTCACCATCAGCGAGATCGACACCCGCCTGGCGTTCCGGCCCGATGGGGCGCAGCCGCTGTTCCGGCGGCGGGTCACCTCGCGGCTGTTCGATTACGTGGGGCGGCTCCGCCTCACCGACAGTGAGCGCGCCACCCTTGACACCTTCTATGCCGCCGACTGCCTGGGCGGTGTGCTGGAATTCACCATGATGGACTGGGACGTCAATCACACGACCTCGACCTTCCTGTTTGTCGATCCACCCCGCTATACCCATGATGCATGGATCTACTGGCACGCCGATCTGCATCTGCTGAAGCTCGCCTGACATGCCGGCACTCCCGTCCTGGGCCGCGGCCTGGCTCACCGCGAGGCTCTCTGGCGATGCCATGCTGGCGCTCGTCACCATCAGCCATCGGCAATGGGGAGCCCCGGTTAGGCTGGTGCGCAACACCGCCGATCTCGTGAGCCGCGGCCATCTCTACCAGAAGGCCTATTTCGACCTCGATGTGGTGGCCGACAGCGCCGACGGGCGGGGGCCCGCCGCACGGATTTCGGTGCCCAATGTCAGCCGCGACATCGGCCTGGCGCTGCTCGATCTGATTTCGCCGCCGGAGGTGGCGATCGAGCTGGTCTCGAGCGCCCATCCCGACGAGCCGGTCTACCGGGCGGCCCGGCTGGAACTGCGGAGCGTCACCATCACGGCGGTCGAGGTGACGGGCGAACTGGCGAGCCGCGATTATGCCCAGGAGCCCTTGGGCCGCATCATGATGACGCCGGCCCGGGCTCCCGGCCTGTTCAAGCGCCGCCACTGATCATGCACTGGGCGGATACCTATGTCGGCCTGCCGTTCCGGGCGGGCGGCCGCGACCGCAGCGGGCTCGATTGCTGGGGCCTGGTGCGCCTCGTCTGGGCCGAGCGGCTTGGCCTCGTCCTGCCGCGCTTCGATGGGGGCGACGATCCGGCACTGACCATCGACCAGGTGACGCGCCGCATGACTGCCGTAGAGCGCGGCGCCGAACGGCCGTTCGACGGCGTGGTCATCGACACCGAACGGCGCCAGGGGCTGGGCTTCGTCACGGTGCCAGCCCATGTCGGCGTGGTGGTGGAACAGGGCCAGGTGCTGCACATCGAGGCTGCGTCGACCTCGCGCATTACCCGGCTGGGTGAGCTTCGCGTGGCGCGCCTGGTGAGGCTCGCGCCATGATTTCCGCCAGGCTGATCATCAATCCTTTGCTGCCGGCGCCGCCGGCGCTGGTCATCGCACGGCGCGCCTCGATTACCGAGATCCTGATCGATTGCCAAGCACCCGAGTGGTTTTTCCACTGCGGCCTGGTGCGGCTCAACGGCCATGTGATCGAGCGCCGGTATTGGCGGAGCGTCTATGTGAAGCCCGAGGCGCAGGGCGTCCTCGAACTGATCGCGGTGCCGCAACAGCGCAACGTGGCCTTGATCTTGGGCGCCGTGGCGGCGACGGTGCTGACCGCCGGCATCGCCGCGGGCGGCATCGCCACGCTGTTCGGGCTGGGGGCGGCTTCGAGCTTCGCGGCCGGGGGGCTCGGGGCGTCGCTGGCGGCGGCAGGCGTCGGCATCGCTTCGCAACTGGCGCTGACCGCCCTGGCGAAGCCGCCCGGCCAAGGGACACGCGACCAGGCCGGCGATCTCGCTGAGGCGGGTATTGCCGGCAACCAGGTCACACTCCTCGAGCCGCTGCCGGTGATCTTTGGCACGGTGCTTTATGCACCGCCGCTCATCGCCCCCGCCTACACCTATATCGACGGCAAGGACATGCATGCGGTCGCCCTGTTTGGCGTCGAGGGCCGCTGCCGGATCGGCGAGGTCAAGCTCAACGGCACCGCCATCGCCGCCCTCGAGGGGGTGGCCTGCGAGACCGGCGAGGGCGAGGCCGGCGGCCCCCCACCCAGCTTGATGACCCGCACCGTCATCGAGCAGGGCGGTGTGGCATTGTCGGCGATCAAGACGCGGATCGAGACCGGCTATGGTGACCAGCTCGATGACCAGGCCGCACCCGACAGTTCGCTGGCCTCGTGGCATGTGTTCACCACCGACGGGGCGGCCGACAAGGTCTGGGTCAGGCTGCTGTTCCCGGCCGGCATTCTGACCACCGCGGCAGCCCTGGCGATGGTTCCGCTCCGCATCGAGATCCGCCGCAAGGGCACGTCCACCTGGCTGAAGCTGCCGGTGTTTCATGTCCAATCGGTGAAGGAGCAGGGGGCGGTCAGGGCCGAGATCAAGCTCAAGTGGGTGGCGAAGGATCCCGGCGGTCGGCGGCTCAACTGGATGGCCGATTACCCGGTGTGGCTCGCCCCATGGAAGACCGGTGCCGGACAATCCTTCGAATATGCCGCCGAGAGCTACTTCGACGGGGCGGTCGCGGCGTCATTGCTCCCGGTGATGACGGCCGCCACGACGGCGGGCGTCGCCTTGTCGGCCTCCTCGGAACAGGGAGCCAATGCCGCCTGGAAGGCGGCCGATGCCGATAATGACGGCACCTACTGGCGTCCCCTCGACAACAGCCTGCCAGCCTGGCTGAAGATCGATCTGGGCGCCGCCCAGTGGGTCAAGAGCTACATGGTCCGGTTCAATTACACCGGCACCACCAGTCTCGTCCCCGCCGCCACCGCGGCCACCGCCTGGGTGATCGAGGGCTCCGCCGATAATCTGACCTGGACGGTGATCGACACCAAGGTCGACGATGGGCTGCTGAGCTTCGTCTACCTGGCGCAGATCGCCAATCCCGGCGCCTACCGCTACTACCGTTTCACCTTCACCGCCAACAACGGAGCCAACAACCAGGAACTGCATGTCCCGCATGTCGAGCTCTATACCGGGGATGTGCCACCCACCGCCTTTGACAGCGCCAGTGGCGGTGCCTATCCCAACAGCCTCTACCGCCTCGCCCGCCATGTGACCCTGACCCCTGGGGGTGCCGAGGTCTATTTGCAGACTGCGACCTTCCCGCGCGGCGCCTACGAGATCCGGGTGAAGCGCGGGCTCGCCGCCAGACTCGCCGATTTCGCGGTCAGCGGCTACACCTGGAATGGCAATCCGGCCAATGCCGATTTCTTCGGCTATTATCTGGGCGGCGGCAAATACAAGGTCCGGGTCGACCAGGCCAAATATTCGAGCGACGGGCAGGTCGAGCGGTTCTCGACCGTCGACAATTCCGCACCGGTCAAAACCGATGGCATCGCCTGGATTGCCATCGACGCCGCCAACATGGCGATCGAAAGCCTGGCCGCCCTGTTCACCTCCTATGCGCCGACCTGGGATGGCACGGTGTGGAGCGAGGCGGAGAGTTTGACTGCCAATCCGGCGGCCCTCTATCGCGCCACGCTGCTGGGCCGCGCCAATGCCGATCCGCTGCCGGGCGAGATCGTCGACGAGGAAGGATTGGCGGCGTGGTTTAGCCGCTGTGCCGCGGCGGGGCATCAATGCAACGCTGTGATGCGCGGCGGCACGGTTGAAGAGGCGCTCGGACTGCTGGCCAGCTGCGGTTATGCCAGTCCGCGCCTTACCAGCGCGTGGGGCGTGGTCGAGGATTACGACACCTCCAGCGAACCCATCGCGATGATGATCTCGCCGCTCAACAGCCGCGATCTTCGAACCGAAGTGCCGATGCCGCGCGTGCCGCATGCGATCCGCGCCGAATATAGCGATGCGGCCGACGATTACGCCGTGGCCCATGTCATCGTCTATCGCGAGGGCTTCGATGCCGGCAGCGCCACGCTGATCGAGACCGTCAATTACCAGGGCTTCACCACCACCGCTACGGCGGCGGCCCGGGCCCGTTTCGATCTCAAGGTGGCGGAACTCCGCAACCGCCGTTACCTCCGCGAACTGGGGCACGATTACCACCTGCTGGCGCGGGGTTCGCTGGTGGGGCTCACCGACGACACGCTCGACCTCGCGCAGGCCTACGGCATCATCCGCCAGATGACCTCGAGTGCCGGGAACTATGTCGCGATCACCCTCGACACCATCATTCCGTTCGAGGCCGGCCAGGACGACCTTCGCACCGTGGGCGATGCCGCGGCGCTGACTGACATCCTGAACCTGGCGCAGCCGATGGGCGTGGCGATCCGCCTCGATAGCGGGGCCGCCCTGGTCAAGCCGGTTGTCGAGGTGACCGCATCCAACACCGTGACCTTCGCCGTGCCCTTCGCCGATGACGGCTCGCTCCATCCGGGCCAGATCGTGGCCTGCGGCGTGGCGGGCCGCGAGTTCCGGCGCTGCCGGGTGATCGCCATCGCACCCGAGGGCATCGATTCCGCAACCGTGACGCTCATCGACGAGTGCCCTGAGATCTTCGCTTAACCCGAGGTTCCACCATGAAACCTACGCCAGAGCCTATGCCGGCGACGTGCAATCACGGTGTCGATACGGAAGCGCTGCTGAGGCGCAGACTTGCGCAAATCCTCAGCGCAAAGGTGCTTCACACCTTTGCGGGATTTGCGCGAGGCGCGCTGGCCGCAGTTCTGGTGACGCTGTGGCTGGCTGTCCCGGGGCTCGCCACCGTCGACAACGCCATCTGCTCGGCCGCCGACGCGGGTGCGACCTGCAGCGGCGCCGAGACCATCAGCTCGGCCAACGAGGAATTCACCGATCTCCGCAAGACCGCACCCATGGTGCTGCAGTCGGTCAGCGGCACCAACGACATCGCCGGCAGCACGGTGCCGGCAGCGACCGCCCTGCAGGACGGCCAGCTCATCCAGCTCAAGCCGGCGGCCAACACCACCGGAGCGGTGCGGCTGAACCGGGATTCGCTCGGCTTCAAGGACGTGGTCTCGGTGGCGGGCGCGGCGCTGACCGCGGGCGACCTGCAGTCGTCGTCGATCTATATCCTGCGCTATTACGCGGCCGCCGATCAGTACCGGGTGCTGTCGCCGCTGGGCGCCGGCGGCTCGGCCTCGGGCCCGGCGGGCGGCGATCTGACCGGCACCTATCCGAACCCCACGATCGCCGCCAACGCGGTGGCGCTGACCACCGACACCACCGGCAATTATGCGGCCGGCGACGCCGAGGCCGGCAACGCCTTGACCGGCGACACCGCCACCGCCTTCTTCTCGGCCGGCGCCATCGAGGTGGCGCGCGGCGGCACCGGTGCCGCACCGGCGGGTGACGACCAGGCCTTCGTGTCGAGCTCGGCTTCGGCCGGCGCCTGGGCGAGCCTGCCCGACAGCGAGGCGGCCGGGGTGATCCTCGGCTACGACCAGGCCACCAACGCGTTTTCGACCAAGACCGATGACGATGTGCCGGAGGCCGGCGACTTCGGCGCGCTGTCGGCGACCTCGCCGATCACCCAGTCGGGCGGCACCATCTCGACCTCGATCGCTACGGCCACGCTGGTTGGCCGCACCACGGCGGGCACCGGCGTCATGGAGGCGATCACGCCGAACGCCACCCTGTCGCTGGCGGCGGGGGCGTTGGGCGTCGTCGACGTGACCTGCACCGGCTGCCTGGGCGCCACCGAGATCGCGGCGCTCGATGCCGGCGACACCACCACCGGAAGCTTCGCCGACGCGCGGATCGACGGCTCGCTCGAGGCCGACGAAGTCAATCCGACGCTCGGCACCCAGACCCAGGGCAATTACCAGGCGACGACCGCGGCGGGCACCGGCATCGCGGTGACCGGGGCCGACGCCGAAGGCTCGACCAAGACCGTGGCGCTGGATTTCTCCGACGCCGGAGCCGACCCGGCGCTCGGCGCCGACCAATGCCGCTTCACGTCGAACGCCACCACCGGCGGTTCCATCGTCTGCGAAGGCGACACCGCCAACAGCTTCGAGAGCAGGATCGCCGTCACCGATCCGACCGCCGACCGGGTGATGACCGTTCCCAACGCCGACTCCAACCCGGTGCAGCCCCTGACCTGCGGCGGCACCGACAAGGTGAGCGGGATCTCGAGCGCCGGCGTCATCACCTGCACCACCGACCAGGGCGGCGCCGGCTCCGGCGACAACATCACCGTCAACGGCACGGCGGCCACCGACGCCGATCTCGATGACGCCACACCGGCGGCGGCGGGCGGCGGCCTGAATGTCAAATGGCAGAAGGACGCCGGCACGCCGAACAATGTCTCGGCCTATGTCGACATCGCCGGCGCCACGGCGGACACCGCGCCTGACATGGCCGCCGACTACACGCTGGAATACGACGCCAGCGCCACCGCGACCAAGAAAGTCCTGCTCGGCAAGATCGGGGCGGGCAAGAAGACCATCTGGGTGCCGGCCGCGGCGATGACGGCGCGGACCACCAACGGCTGTGCGGCGGGCACCGTCGAAATGGCCACTAACAAGCAGATGGTCCGCTCGTGCGACTTCGACACCACCACCCAGGAGTTCGCGCAGTTCGTGGTCCAGATGCCGAAGTCGTGGGACGAAGGCGCGGTGACCGCGGTGTTCAACTGGAGCCATGCCGCGACTGCCACCAATTTCGGCGTGGTCTGGGCGCTGGAAGGCTACTGCTATTCCGACAGCGACGGGCTCGACGCCGCCTGGGGCACGGCGCAGCAGGTGGCCGACACCGGCGGCACCACCAACAGCGTCTACAAGACCGGGGCGACGGCGGCGATCACCCTCGGCGGCACGCCGGCGGCCGAGGACGTCTGCTACTTCCAGGTCAAGCGGGTGCCGGCCGATGGATCCGACACGCTGGCGATCGATGCCAGGCTGCACGGCGTCATGCTGACCATCACCACCGACACCAACACGGATAACTGAGATGCGGCGGCTGCTGACCCTCCTCCTCGCCCTGCTGCTCGGCAT